GCGGTGGCGCTGTGTTTGTGGGTCGTCCTCGCGCTCGTCTGGGGCGCACTATGAGCGGCGAGGTGATAAAGCCTGGGCCGGTGCAGCGCCGGTCGCCGGCACCCATCATCACCCCGCCCGACCCGCTGCTGGCGATGATCGCCAAGGCGGCCAGTGATCCGCAGACCGATGTCGACAAGTTTGAACGGTTGATGGCGATGTACGACCGCCATCAGGAACGCGAGGCTCGCCGGGCCTATTACGCTGCCCTGTCGGTCATGCAGCCGTTGCTGCCCGAGATCGAGGAGCATGGCGAAATCCTCGACAAGCAGGGCGAGGTGCAGTCGACCTACGCGCTGTGGGAGGACATCCAGGCGCGCATCAAGCCAATCCTCGCCGAGCACGGGTTTGCCTTGACGTTCGCCGTCGCGCACCAGGGCGACCGGCTGAGCGTCACCGGCAAGTTGAGCCACCGCGCCGGCCATGTCGAGGAGACCACGCTGCCGCTGCCACTCGATATGAGCGGGTGGAAGAACACCGTGCAGAGCTACGGCAGCAGCACCTCGTATGGTATGCGCTACACGGCGCGGGCGCTGCTCAACCTGACCTCCAGGGGCGAGGACGACGACGGTGTCGCGGGTGGCACCAAGCTTGTCAGCCAGGGTGAGTTGGAGGCCCTGCAGAGGCTCGCTGAGCGCGCCCAGGTCGACCTTGTGCGGTTCTGCGGGTTTCTCAAGGTCGGCTCGCTCGATCAGCTCCCAGCGCGGCGCTACCGCTTTGCCGAGCGCGCCCTGCAGGACAGCCTGCAGCGCAAGGGTGTCGGGGACCGGCCGTGATCGAGGTGCTCGACATCGAGCAGCGCAGCCCCGAATGGTACGCGGCGCGGCTCGGTATCCCGACCGCCAGCGAGTTCAGCTCGATCCTGGCGAAGGGCCAGGGCAGGACGCGCCGGCTCTATTTGACGCGCCTCGCGGCCGAGCGGCTAACCGGCGAGTTGGCCGAGCGCTACGACAACCATCACATGGCGCGCGGTCGGGATCAGGAGGAGGACGCGCTCGCCTACTACGCGTGGCTCAACGAGATTGAGCTGCAGCGCGTCGGGTTTGTCCGCATGCTGATTGCCGGCGGCTGGGTCGGCTGCAGCCCCGATGCGCTGGTCGGCGGCGCTGGCATGGTCGAGGTCAAGTGCCGGCTCGCCTCGGGCATGGTCGACGCTATGCTGAACGACGACCTGCCGGGCGAATACCGCGCCCAGGTGCAGGGTGGCCTGTGGATCACCGGCCGACAATGGTGTGATGTCGTCCTCTACAACCCCGATCTGCGGCTGCTGACGATCCGCGTCGAGCGCGATGAGGACTACATCGCCACCCTGGCCGACGAGGTCGCAAAATTCGCCACCGAGCTGGACGCCGCCGTCGCGCGGTTTGGCGATGCGCGGGCGATCCTGCGTGAGCAGCTTGCGGCGTCGTTGTGAACGGCACCGAGTATCAGACCTACCTCGCTTCCCGCGAATGGGCGCTCAAACGCGAAGCCGTCCGCGAGCGCTCGTATGGTGTCTGTGAGCGTTGCCATTTTCGGAAGATGGACGCCGTCCATCACCTAACGTACGCGCGTGTTGGCAAAGAAGACCTCACGGACCTTCTTGCCATCTGCGAACCCTGCCATGAATTTATCAGCGGGAAAACCGATGTCGACCCAAAACGGGTATTAAAAGAGACCCGACCCCTGGTTATTCTGGTCGGCCAGTGGCTAGAGCTATTAGTGTGCCCGTTCTGCAACCAAGAATATGGTCTCCACCAATGTCGCACCGAGGTCTTTGACCGTGAGGAAGATCAAGACTGCGAAGGCATCAGCATTAAAGACGGCGAAGTATCGAAAGTCCAATCAGAGAACCCTTCAAGCCGCCGCCAAGGCGTGTTGATCCACTTCTGGTGCGAAAACTGCGATGTTGGGAAACCAGAGGGAGTGATTGATCAGAGTTCCCGGCGGGAGTGGGAATTGCCCCTCGCTTTGGCAATCTACCAACACAAGGGCTCCACCTTCATCGAATGGCGCGGTGACGTGAAGCCGGATCAGCCTCAGGTTGCGCGATGACTGACCCGCTATGGTGGCGCTACAACGGCGCGGTCATGGTGCCGATGCGACCCGAGCTGGCCGAGCGCGTTTTCAGACCTGATGGGCACTATTTGCTGGAGGCGCATCACGAACGCAGCTACCAGCGGCACCGGGCTTATTTCGCCAGCCTGCACGAGGCGTGGTCGAGCCTGCGGGTGGACGATTTCCCCAGCCCCGAGCACCTGCGCAAGTTCGCGCTAATCAAATGCGGCTATTACGACGAGCGCGTTCTGGTCTGCGATACTGCGTCTCAGGCCGAGCGCGTCGCTGCCTTTGTGCGACCGCTGGATGAGTTCGCGATCATCGTCCGCGACGACACGCTGGTGCGCGTCTGGACCGCCCGGTCGCAGGCTTACAAGGCGATGGGGCGCGACGAGTTTAATCGCAGCATGAGCGAGGTACTCGACTATGTCGCCGGCCTCGTTGGCGTTAGCCGCGAGGAACTCGACCGTGAGGGAGGGTTTGCATGACCAGCGAGGTCAAAATCGACCTGTACGAGGTGATGGCGCGGATGCTGCTCGGGTTTGGCGACAGCAGGGCGACGATCCCCGAGGACGAGACACCAGGGAGCTTGGCGGTGCGACTGCGCGAGCGGCTCGCTCAGGCTGACCCGGAGTACCACGACAATCTGCTGAGCGCCGCGCACGCGGTGACCATGTATGTGGTCGAGGAAGTCATGGCGGCGCACAACTTCGAGTGCGACCAGATCGGCGAGGTCGCCGGCAATGCCTGACGATCTGCCGGGTTACGACGAATGGCGGACAAGGCTGCCGCCTGAGCCGTACTGCGACGACGGGGACTGCACCTGTACGACCGCCCGGCGCGACAAATGGTGCCCGATCCACGGCAAAGACCCCGACGAGGCTTACGAGGAATGGCGCGACCGATACGCAGAGTTGGATAAGGAGGATGGCGATGCCGCTCAATCGTCACTGGGAGCTGGGACCGGCGAGGGCGGCGACGACCCCGCCACCCTACCGTCTACACCGCACGATGGACGAGGTGCTTGACCAGGAGTTGATCGCGCGCCGCGACGCCGTCGACCTCGCGCGCTATCGCACAAATCTGCGCAAAACGTCACACCCTGTTGTTGAGGGCAACAATCATGTTGCCGAGACCAACGAGCGGGACTAAAAAAAGGATGCAGCTCGACATCAGCCACCGCCGGATGCTGAACCTCGTTGAGGCTGCCGAGTATTACCGCATGTCGCCACGGGCGCTGCGGGAATACTGCCGGCGGCACAACATCGGGGTTCTGCGGGCCGGCAAGGAGCTGCGGTTCGACAACGCTGCGATCAACCAGCTCGAAAGGTCTATGAGATGTCCCACAAACTCTTCGAACGCGACGGCAAGCTCTACCATGACATCCGCTACCGGGACGCCGATAGACGACCCCAGCGACATAAGCAGCGTGCGTCGTCAGATAATCGCCGCGAAGCGGACATTGAAGGCGGCCAGATTGAACAGCGATTAATTGGCGAGGCGCATGGTCTGATCAAAAAGATTGACGAGCAGAAGACCCTCGCCGAGGGGATGCGGAGCTACCTCGCCTATGAGGATCGTACCCTGCAGACCCAACTGCGCTTGGAGCGGATCGCGCGAATAGTCGAGCAGATGCGTCGCAACAAAATCTTGCTGACCGAGGTCACTCAGTCCGTTGTCGATGAGTTGCGCCGGCAGATGTTCGGGCGCGATACCAAGGCCAGCACCGTACGCACTAGCCTCTATGCGCCACTGATCGCCGTCCTCAACCATGCCCATAAGCGCGGCTGGTGCGCCCGACCCGAGTTTGATCTGCCGCGCATCACCCCGACCGGAACCAACCCCTTTACGCCCGAGGAGGCGACAGCGCTGGTGCAGGCGGCACAGCCCAATCACCGCGCGCTCTTTATCTTTATGTTTGGCACCGGGTGCCGGAAGAGCGAGGCGCTGCAGCTCGACTGGCGGCGGGTCGATCTCGACACCTGCACGGTCACCC